AGATGAGGTCAGTTCATGGGATGCGGCGCCTGGGTTGAGACAGTACGATGTCCTGAAGTCAGGCATGGGCGCAAGAGAAGAACCGATACTGTTCTCTATCTCTACCGCCGGTTACGTTAATGACGGAATCTATGACGAACTGTTTGCAAGGGCAACACGTTTGCTTAAAGGCGAATCGAAGGAAAAGCGTTTCCTTCCTGTCATCTATCAGATAGATGATGTCAACAAGTGGAACGATATCAACGAGTTGAGGAAAGCGAATCCGAACCTCGGTGTTTCTGTCGGTGTTGACTATTTCCTTGAAGAGATTGCAATCGCAGAAGGTTCTCTGTCAAAGAAAGCGGAGTTTCTCACGAAGTATTGCAACATAAAACAGAACAGTTCTGTCGCATGGCTTTCAAGCGAAACAGTTGAAGGATGCTATGGCGATGAATACAAGCTGGAAGACTTCAGCGGATGCTATGCCGTCATGGGTATTGACCTTTCAAGAACAACAGACCTGACGGCTGCGACATTGCTGATTCAACGTGATGGGAAGATCTACACCTTCGCACGTTTCTATTTACCGGCGAACAAGGTCGAGGAAGCACAACAACGTGAATCCGTTCCTTATGACATTTACAGACAGAAGGGTTTCCTTTATCCTTCCGGGGATAACTTTGTCGATTATCACGATGTATATGAATGGTGCAAGGAACTGATCGAGAAGTACAAGATATATGTCCTTCAAATCGGATATGACCGATACAGTTCACAGTATCTTGTGAACGATCTGAAGGATTACGGATTCCATTGCGATGATGTCTATCAGGGTTTTAACCTTTCCGGGGTCATCGATGAAACGGAAGGAATGCTGAAGGACGGAAACATCCGAATAGGAACGAACGATTTGCTGAAACTTCACTTCTATAATTCAGCTTTGAAACTGAATACGGAGAACGGACGGAAGCAATTGATAAAGATTGAACAACGAGCGCACATAGATGGCATGGCGGCATTTTTATGCGGAATGACCGTCAGACAGAAGTGGTGGTCGGAAATTGGACGGCAATTGTCCAATGAAAGGAGATAAAAAATGGGCTTGATGGATTGGTTATTTCCTAAAGAAGAACCTGTCAAACTTGCAAACACAGAGAACTTCAAGCTGTTGACGGCTTACGAGCCTATTTTTCACGATTACAGGGGTTCTATTTATGAAAGTGCTTTGGTAAGGTCGGCGATCGAAGCGAAGGCTAGGCACATTTCAAAACTGAAAGTTGAAATGCAGGGCGAAGCGCAGCCTTATCTAAAATCGAAGATAAAGCACAAGCCGAACGATTGGATGACATGGCCGCAGTTCTTGGCGAGGTGTTCTACTATCTTGGATTGCACAAATAACTTGTTCATCGTCCCGGTTCAGGACAAATATCTTGAAACGATTGGATTCTTTCCTGTCCTTCCTGATCGTGTGAAACTTCTTGAAGACAAGAACGGCAAGATGTGGCTTCGCTACACCTTTAGAAATCACCAAAGCGGAATCGTGGAGTTCGACAGATGCGCCTACATGAACAAGCACCAATTCCAGAGCGATTTCTATGGCGATTCAAACAGGGCATTGAACAACACGATGGATCTCATTGCCATTCAAGACCAGGGCATCAAGGAAGCGGTCAAGAATTCCGCTTCTTACAGATTCATCGCAAAGGTGAACAATTTCACCGCACCTGAAGACCTTGCCGAAGAACGTGCGAGATTCACCAGAGAGAACTTGAGCGGAGAAAACGGCGGATTGCTTCTGTTCCCTAATACTTACAGCGACATCAAGCAAGTCACAGATAGTGCATACAGAGTAGACACCGATCAGATGAAGCTGATTCAAAAGAATGTCTACGATTACTTTGGTGTGAACGAAGACATCATCCAGGGGAAAGCGGAATCCGATCAATTGGATGCGTTTTTCAATTCTGCGGTCGAGCCGTTCGCCATTGCTTTAAGTGAATCGCTTTCTAAAGCCATTTATACGGACAGAGAGCGGAGTTTCGGCAACCATGTGTATGTCAATGCAAACAGACTCCAATATATGTCACAGACCGCCAAAGTTACTGTGGCGAAGGAATTGGGAGATCGTGGGATCCTGACGATAAACGAGATAAGAGAATTATTCAATTACGCACCATTGCCTGATGGCGATGTTGCTTTCATTAGAGGTGAATATAAACCTGTTGAAGAAAAGGTGGTGAACGAAGATGGAACTGACGGAGAAAATGCAGAAGAAACTGAATGACGGCAGAGAATACCGAAACATGGTTCTTGAAGTCAGCCAACCAACCGAAACGGATTGGATGGTTGAGGGATATGCAACCACGTTCGATCAGCCGTATCATCTGTACAATACGGAAAACGGTGGCGAAGTAAGGGAACAGGTATCGAAAGATGCCTTTTTAAATGCCGACATGAGCGACACCATTTTTCAGCTAAATCATGAAGGAACTGTCTATGCAAGGATGTCGAATGACACCATGAAACTTGATGTCGATGAACATGGTTTGAAGGTCACCGCATTTTTAGGCGGAACAACGAATGGTAAAAACCTTTTTGAAGAAATAAAAGGCGGATACATAAACAAAATGTCCTTTGGTTTCACCGTCGCTGACGATGACATCAAAGCAGAGGGGAAAGACTATTTGAGAACGATAAAAAGAGTCTCAAAGGTCTTTGATGTCAGTGCGGTAAGCATACCGGCGAATGATTTTACTGTGATTTCTGCAAGAAGTCACATCGATGGAGCAATCGATGAGATCGAAGCGGAGAGACTTCGCCTTGAGGAAGAGCAGAGAATCATCGCAGAAAAGAAGGAGAATCTTGCGGAACGCTTGAAGGCACTTAAAGGAGAAACAAATGGAAATTAAAGAAATGCAGATGTCCGACATCGAAAAGAGATCTCTTGAGATCGAAGAAGAAGTCAAGGACGAAAATGCAGATCTCGATGCACTTGCCGAAGAGGTCAAGGCACTTGAAGAAAGAAAAGCGCAGATCGAAGAGGAAGTGGAATTGAGAAAAAAGGAAGCCGAAGAAGTTTTGAAAACGGCTGTTGAAATCGAAAAAGTAGAGGAGAGAAAAATGACTGATATGGAAATCAGAAACACGAAAGAATACATCGATGCCTATGCTGATTACATCAAAACAGGCAAAGATGCAGAATGCAGAGCATTGCTGACCGAGAACGTAAGCGGAACTGTTGCCGTTCCTGAATTTGTCTATGACATCGTCAAGACCGCTTGGGAAAAAGAAGGCATCATGTCTCTTGTCCGCAAATCCTACCTGAAGGGCAATGTCAAGGTCGGTTTTGAAATCTCTGGCGATGATGCAATTGTACACACCGAAGGCGGTAACGCTATCAGCCCGGAAAATCTGGTTCTTGGAACTGTGACGATGATTCCGCAGAGCATCAAGAAAGTTGTCCAGATCTCTGATGAAGCATACGATCTGCGTGGCGAAGACTTCCTTCGTTACATCTATGATGAACTTGCTTACAGAATCGCAAAGAAATGCGCTGATCAGCTGATCGCAAAGATCGAAGCGTGTGGAACTGTTTCTACTACGACTTCCGTTGGTGTTCCGGCTTTGACGGCTGCTACGATCGGTCAGGGTACTGTTGCGGCTGCTATGGCACAGTTGAGTGATGAAGCTGCTAATCCTGTTGTCATCATGAACAAGGCTACCTGGGGCGCATTCAAGGCTGTTCAGTACGCTGGTACGTTCGATGCTGATCCGTTCGAGGGTCTGCCGGTTCTGTTCAACAACAGCATGAAGGCATATGCTGCTGCTTCTACCGGTGACACCTATGCTATCGTTGGCGACCTCGGTGAAGGCGCACTTGCTAACTTCCCGAACGGCGATGAAATCGAATTCAAGTTCGATGAACTGTCGCTCAAGAAGCAGGATCTGATCGAAGTCCTGGGCAGAAGGTTCGTTGCTATCGCACCTGTTGCTCCGAACGCTTTCGTCAAGATCAAGAAATAATCAATTCCAACCAGAAAGGGAAATACCATGAAAATCTTAATCGCTGTACCTTGCATGGACTCTGTTCCATCACAATTCTGCCAATCTCTGGCGGTACTCACCAAAGTTGAAGACTGCGCCATTGCGTTTCAAATGGGATCTCTCATTTATACCTCACGAAACAATTTGGCAACAATGGCTGTCCAGAAGGGAGTGGATTATGTGCTTTGGCTGGACAGCGACATGATATTTCCAAACGATGTGTTGAAGAAATTACTAGAGGACAGGGAAAAGGGTGACATCATCACAGGTGTTTATTACCGAAGGGTTGCGCCTTTTAAGCCTGTCCTCTATTCAAAACTTGAAATCGATGACAAGGGTTGCGAGTGGGAAGGATATGAAAATATCCCGGATGAATGCTTTGAAGTAAAAGGATGCGGTTTCGGTTGTGTTCTCACACCGACTTTCGTATTTATGGATGTCATGGCGAAGTTCGGAGATATGTTCGCACCTATAAACGGTGTAGGCGAAGACTTGTCCTTCTGCTGGAGAGCAAGGCAATGCGGCTACAACATAATCGCAGATCCGAGCATTCCTCTTGGCCATGTCGCACACTACGTTGTCGACAAGAGTTTCTATCAGCAATTCACGAGGGCAAAAAATGAAAGTCAAACTAAATAAACCTGCGATGGTCAAATGCCTTCCCGGGGAGATCGAAGTAAGCGAAGCGGAATATGAAAGGCTTCAGCTTCTTGGCCTTGTAGAACTTCCGATTGAGAAGGAAACAAGGGAGATCCCCGAAGAGAAAGCCAAAAGAACTACTCGCAAGAAATAGGAGTTTTTATGAACACAATTCTGTCAAAAGTAAAGGTGGCGCTGCGGATCGTCACCGATGATTTTGATGCCGAGATAACCGACCTGATCAATGCCTGTCTGCTTGATTTGGGAATCGCCGGGGTCACAGAGGATGACACCACGAACGCTTTACTGATTCGTGCAATCATTACTTACTGTAAAGCAAACTTCGGCGATGCTTCCGATGGCGAATATGACCGTCTCAAAGCATCCTATGACGAGCAGAAGGCACAGATGCAGATGGCGACAGGATACACCGATTGGCTGAAATGAAAAAGTCAGACGTTGCCTATTTGGTGAGCGAAAGCTGGACACAGGACAACACCGGGGTTCAGCGCAGAAGCACAGAAAAAAGGAAAGTATT